ATTCCTCTCCGATTTATATCTATGTGAGTCATTTTACAAATTCACGAATACATTAGTACCAAATAAATTTCCTTCCTTGGATGGAGATCATCCAAGGCTGTTAATACCGTTTCGAGATGAGAAAGGAGAAGTGTTTGCATATCAAGGAAGAGCATTTGGAAAAGAACAACCCAAATATCTAACCATCAAGTTAGAAGAACGAGATAAGATTTTTGGATTAGATAGAGTTGATAAGAATAAGCAAATATATGCAGTAGAAGGTCCATTTGATAGTTTATTTTTGGATAATTGTATTGCAGTAGGTGGTGGAACAAATTTGGTTAAATTGAAAAATGATATAATAATAATTTTTGATAATGAACCAAGAAATAGAGAAATTTGCAAACAGATGAGTTTTTGCATCGGGTTAGATAAAAAGATTGTAATTTGGCCTGACAGTATGAAACACAAAGACATTAACGATATGATTATAGCAGGGTATACGAAAGAACATATACAAGCAATTATAGATAGTAATACATTTTTTGATGCAGCTGCACAATTGAGATTTGTAGAATGGAAGAAAATAGATGAAGGAAGTATGGGAAAAACAATACGACAAGAAAGAGCCACCTTGGAATTATAATAAGTTTGATAAAGATTTATCAGAATTTTTTAGAGCCAGACATTTTGATACTAGAAAATTTTCAGTTATAGATTTAGGTTGTGGTAATGGAGCTCAAGCACATTACATAGAAAAATTAGGAGATATATTTGATGTAGCCGCGACGGATATTGTAAATGTTTTAGAATATGACGTTAAGAATTTTATTATAGATGATGCATTGGATTCTAAGTTAAATAAGAAGTATGATATTATTGTAGACAGAGGATTGATACATAATCTTTTTCATTTAAAGGATAAGAGACACAAATATTTTGAGATGATTGGAAATATAATTCATGATGAGAGTTATATTGTTCTCAAAGTATTGAGTCCATATGAGGCAAGGTTTAATCCAACAACTCATTCTGGACCCTATCGTTTCAATGAAAAACAATTGATGGGGTTTTTCTCTGGATTTGGTTTTGAATGTATTCAACTCAAGGATACATTTTTTTACAGCAACATAAAGCCTCCTCTAAGAGGCTATTTCAGCGTATACAAAAAAGGAAATATAAATGCCTAACAACTATCTTCCAACATCATATCAAGAATTTATTCATTTATCCAGATATTCTAGATGGTTGCCAGATAAAGAACGAAGAGAAACGTGGGATGAAACAGTCGCAAGATATTTTGATTTTTTCACTGAACATTTAAAAGACCTTCACAAGTATAGACTAACAAAAGCTCTAAGAGATGAATTAGAGGAAGCAGTACTGTCTTTAAAGGTAATGCCTTCAATGCGTTGTCTCATGACTGCTGGAGAAGCACTTAAACGAGAAAATATTGCAGGGTACAATTGTTCCTATATTGCAGTAGATCGGCCGTCAGCATTTGACGAAATTCTTTATGTATTGATGAATGGCACTGGTGTTGGATTTAGTGTTGAACGTCAATATATAAATGAGTTGCCTCGTATTGCAGATGAATTTCATGTATCTGATACTACGATTACTGTTGCAGATAGTAAATTGGGTTGGGCAAAAGCTTTAAAGGAACTGGTTGGTATGCTTTATATTGGCCAGATTCCTTGTTGGGATTTGTCTAAGATACGTCCAGCTGGTTCCCCACTAAAAACTTTTGGTGGACGTGCATCAGGTCCAGAACCATTGGAAGCTTTGTTTAATTTTACAGTCACCATATTTAAAAATGCAAATGGTCGTAAACTATCTTCAATCGAATGCCACGACATAGTATGCAAGATCGCAGAGATTGTAGTAGTAGGTGGTGTTCGTAGGTCTGCTCTTATTAGTTTATCAAATCTATCTGATGACCGCATGAGGGCTGCAAAGCATGGACAGTGGTGGACTACGGAACCTCAACGTGCCCTCGCAAATAATTCTGCATGTTATACAGAGAAGCCAGATATCGGTGTATTCATGGATGAGTGGAAAGCACTCTATGAATCCAAGTCTGGTGAACGTGGTATCTTTAATCGTGAAAGTGCGGTGAAGGTTTCAGAACAAAGTGGTAGACGCAATACTACAGATTTTGATTTTGGAACAAATCCATGCTCAGAAATTATTTTGCGTAATCGTGAATTTTGTAATTTATCAGAGGTCGTAGTTCGGCCAACTGATACAAGAAAAACACTTTTAGAGAAAGTACGGCTTGCAACGATTTTAGGAACATTCCAAGCAACATTGGTGAACTTCAAATATGTTTCTTCTGCATGGAAAAAGAATTGTGAAGAGGAAAGGCTTCTTGGCGTTTCTCTTACTGGTATCATGGATAGTAAACTTCTTAATGGTAAAGCACCACGTCAGATATTGCCTGCACTATTACAAGATTTGAGAAATGAAGCAATTCGAACCAATGCAGAATTATCAAAAAAGATAGGTATCAATCAAAGTGTCTCTATAACGTGCATTAAACCGTCAGGGACGGTTTCTCAGTTGGTTGATGCTGCATCTGGTATTCATGCACGTCATAATCCTTACTATATTCGTACAGTGCGTGGAGATAAGAAAGACCCTCTCACAAAAATGATGAAAGATTCTGGATTTCCTGTAGAAGATGATGCAATGAATCCAAGTCATACATCTGTATTTTCTTTTCCTATGAAGGTAGATGAGGATGCTGTATTTCGTACAGATTTGACTGCGATTGAACAACTAGAACTATGGTTAACATATCAAAAATATTGGTGTGAGCATAAACCATCTGTTACTATTTCTGTGAAGGAAAGTGAATGGCTGGAAGTTGGTGCATGGGTCTATAAGCATTTTGATTATATGAGTGGTGTTAGTTTCCTTCCATTTGCAGAACATACATATAAACAAGCACCATATCAGGATATCAAAAAGGAAGAATATGAACTTCTTCTTGATAGAATGCCCAAGAAAGTAGAGTGGAGTAAATTGTCAGAGTATGAAAAAACAGATATGACTATTGGATCACAAGAATTAGCATGTGTGGCTGGTGGTTGTGAAATTCAATGAAATTAGTCGTATGCGAATTATGCGAAGCGGAATTCTCTATAAAACATTCGATGGATGATTATTATTATAGAGTTGCTCATTGTGCATTTTGTGGGGCAGAATTGTCAGATGAACTTGAAGATGAAATAGTATGGATAGATGAAGACGAGTAGTGCAAAAGCAAAAGGTAGACGACTTCAGCAATGGTTTCGTGATCTTCTTATAGAAAAATTGAATGTTCATCCAGAAGACATTGAGAGTCGTTCTATGGGTGCTGGTGGTGAAGATTTAATTATGGCTCGAGCTGCAAGAAAGAAATTTCCATATTCTATAGAGTGCAAAAATCAAGAGAGTGTCAATGTCTGGAATGCATATGAACAGGCGAAAGAAAATTCTGGTGACTATGAACCAATCGTGGTTCTGAAACGCAACAATACAAAACCTCTTGTTTTGGTTGATGCAGATTATTTTGTGAGACTACATAATGAATTGGTGGATTGAAGAATATAAGAAATATCATGCAGAATTGAATACAAACTATCCCGGCAATAATTTGAAACCGCAACTACAACATATTGTAGATTTAGTAAAGGACACTAAATCTGAAACTCTATTGGATTATGGTTGTGGTAAAGGATTACAATATACCAAATATAATCATCATGAAGAACTTGGTATGATGCCTACATTATATGATCCTGCTGTTTCAGAATATGAAGAACTTCCTGATGGCCCTTTTGATGGTGTATATTCTACAGATGTAATGGAGCATATACCAAAGGAACAGTTGCCAGAAACTTTTAATAATATATTTTCTCGAGCAGAGAAATTTGTGTTCCTTGCAATATGCACCAAACCAGCAATCGCAATTCTTCCAAGTGGAGAAAATGCACATTGTACCGTAGAACCAATAGGGTTTTGGGTTACTATGATAGAAAAATATGCACCTAAACGTGTATATACTCATATAAAAACTTATGGTAATTGCAATAATTACTCCATTCTAAATGAAGACCTATATTTAGAATGGTATTTGAACCAACTCTAAAACCAAAATACTAAATAGTATCAGTAATATCGTGGTCATATAATCACGATAAACTTGGAGTAGCCAATGGAAGCATTTAATTTAATTGCTGACCTAGGCTTTTCCATCGCAGCTGTAATAGGCGGCGGGTTCTTTATTATTTTACTTTTGAAATATATTCTCGATTCAGTTGTTGGTAGGGCAGTCAGCCTTAACACAATGATTGGTGCATTAGATAAC